TCGCAGTAGACTCTGGGTCTGTAGGCAGTTCGCTGGGAGGAGCCCAGACCATCTTGCCCTGATCAGCGTTGTAATAGGGGATACCCTTGATGTCTGTGGGTTCCCACAGGGCTAGGCGAACGTCAACCACTTCACGGCCTGCCTGCTCGCCGATCTGCTTGACAACATCACTCTTGCCAATACCGGGAGGGCCCCAAAGGAATGTAGGACGACGAGTTTGAATCGCCTTACGGATCGCCTTCATAGCACCCTTAGGGCCTACTTGACGGACGGAAATATCAGTTTGCTTTGACATAAGACCTCGCTAGTTAAAAACGGTTAAAACAATTAATCTCTCAGTATCATAAGTATAACACCAATCTGCTCAGTTGTCAACCTATGATTTTCACATAATTCAACTGTGTTGTATTATCGCCACGCTGGGCTTTGACCTTGGCCTTGATGCTGACTGTGCCCTTGAACTCCTCAGAAGCCCAAAAGTCCACAAAGCTCTCACCCATACGGGCCGTGACACGCCACTTGCCATAGTTCTGGTTCCAGTAGCATTTGACCACTTCGATGTCCCCCTGGATGCGATCACCTACAGCAGCAGCAAGCTGGGTGCTGAACCTGATCTCAGTTGTGAGTTCTTTCTTGGATTGATCTCGCAGCATAGCAGCTGGCAAGCATGAGACCACAGCGAAATCATACATATCGCGCCCTGTGAACTCATCCTTTTGGGCGATCTTCAGGGCCTGACGTTCGAAGTCGTTGATCTGGCCTGCGATCTCTTTGAGTAGAAAGCCGTTGAAGTAGTTGCGAACCTCACGACCCCTTTCGATATCTGCAGCTGTGATCAGTGAGAAGGTGTTACTGCGGAGCCAATCCTTGACCATCTGCTTGTTGGCCTGCTTCTCGATCACATCTAGGTTTTGAGCGTATACAGGCTCTTTGAGATAGCCCCCGTTGATACGATCTGCAGCTACCGCGGCACCCCATACTTGATCTGCTGTGAATTGCATATTCGCTCCTTAGCGTGAAGTGTCGTATACTTGGTACTTGCCTTCTGCATCGTAGTACCAAACACCGTTGATTAGATAATAGCCACGCTTACGGAAAAGTGTTGCGTAGTATTTTTCGTAATTAAATGCCATTTGCGTCGCTCCTTGTTACTATGTGTCTATTATAGCACTATGTATCCAATCTGTCAACCTCTTTTGGAGAGTGCCGGCCAAAGAAAAAGGGTGTTGTATTTCTACAACACCCTCCAAAGACGCCCCGGGAGCGAATCGGCTTGTCTTTGAAACCCTAATTAAAGAGTGATGCCCAATGCCTTGGCCTTGTAGCCTAGAGCAACGATTTCACGGCTTGGCTGGCCCATGACGTATTCTGTGACAGTCACGCCATTGCCTGCTGTGCGTTGGTTAGCATAAACAGCATAACCATTCTGCTTGATGCGGCTGACTTCTGCTGACAGGTTGCCTACACCCATTTTACGAGCTTGAGCTGCTGTAAGAGCTGCACCATTGTAGAGTGCGTTGAAGACCTTGAAAGTCTTTGTTTCTGGATTGAAACGTTTCATGTTTAAGTTTCCTTTGTTGTTGAGCTGAACTTCATCAGCGTTTTATTATAATAACAGAACGCTGATCTAAGGTCAAGCTCAATCCTTCCGTTTTACAGACACATTCGCTCGAAAGAACGTGCCCAAGATAACCACAGCACACCATGTCCAAAATGTGAACTGGATAGCCAGCACAGGGAACAGAGTATTCAGGGCCCAAATCACCAACCAGGGTCCAATGGCCAATAGCAGGATGATCAGTGCTATGGCCACGGTGACCTTTACGATACTATCAAACATTTTCAATCTCCTCGAGTTCTTGTAGCCGTTTCAGCTCTGCGATCTCTGCATCAATGGCCTTGGTGTTGTTCTTGAGGTTAGAGCTTCCTTTCTTGTAGACCACCCAATAGTGATCTGCACAATAGCTCTTGCCCTCAAGATTCTTTTGTCCACACATGGTGTAGGGCCACTGTCGTTGCTCTGACCCTATGTATTGGCACTCACTCATATTAGGCCATGCCCTTCATAACAGTGACCTTGGCCATGTTCTGCCAGTTAGTAGGGAAGCTCTTCTTCAAGTCTGCACACTTCAAAACAGTTCGCAGGCTCAGCTCTCGCATATGGCTACGGTTCTCAAGGATGAAGTCCACGATCTCGTCCTTGGCAACATCCTCAAGCTCATAGGAGTCCAACATGCCGTCTTTGACGATCTGCTTGATACGCAGAACCTTCTCACGGTCTGTGTCCATGCGCAGATCGATGAAGTGACAGCGTGACTCTAGGGCCGCCAAGTGCTCCTGCAGTTTCTTAGAGCGAACATTCTCAAACTTCAAGTTGGTGATAAAGATAGCACCGCCCTTGAAATCAAACTTGTCAGGCACTCCTTCTGAGCGTAGCACACGGCTGTCAGTGTTCCACGAAATGGTACGCTTCTTTGAAGTGTCCAAAGCGGCCTTGAGAATGTTAAGTGCAACGTCGTCCAAAAGGATTGAGTCGCAGTCATCGAACACAATGATGTTCTTGGGATCACTGTATTTGTAGAGCTTGCTATACAGGCCAATGGCACTCATAGCACCCTTGACGATCTCATACTTGGGCTTGCGCTGTCCCATGAGATCGAACAGGTCATCTTTGGCTAGAACTTCTTCAACACCAAAGCTCTTGCCCACACCTGGAGGGCCTGTGACGATCATAGCACGAACGTCACCAGTCTTGACTGCTTTGGTCATGTCCTTGAGGATCTCAAAGCGCAGTCTAGTGCGCTCGATGATCTGCTCATCAGTTTCGTCTGCGACAGCAGAGTCTGGCACTTTGACCTGCGTAAAGTCTGTAACAGTAGCATCGTTCTTGCCAGCCTTAGCGGGTTTAGCCAGAGCCTGCAACATGGTAACGCCTGCTGGAGCCGCCATGGTAGCAATGTCACTTTGGTTGCACCAGACCTTGCAGGTCTCGCCGCCACCCTTGATGTTGTAGCCTGAGCGAGCCTTGATGTAGCCTTCCCAACCGTTGTTGGCTTCTGTGACAAAGTCCCCAACCATATCCAGTTCAATGCCGGGATAGATCTGATTGCTTTTGGCGCCGTATTGGCCTTGGCTTAGTGTGATACGCATGGATTTCGCTCCTGTGTGTGTTGTTAACATAGTCTCTATTATGCACTCAAACAGGGGAGTTGTCAACCCCTGTTTGTGGCCTGTTGTTTTTATGCCACATCTGCTGCTTCTATCGCAGCAATTGCGTCTTTGAGTGCAACCAAACCGTTCTTGATCAAGCCCTCAGTGTCGTATACGCAACCCGCATACCATACTCCATCCCGCATGACATAGTAGTATTCACCATAGCAACCCTGGACCTGATCAAGGAACTCTTCGAATGAGTGTGCCACTGCCCAGGGAGTGCTGTTAACAAACTCTTCAACGTCCTCACCCTCAGCTTCCCGATCCTCGTAGAAGTTCATCTCAGCTAGAGTCTCTTTGACGCCCGAATTGTCCCCACGTGCAATCAACTCATTTGCTGCTGTGGAATCATAGTGGGCCTGCAGGATGCGGCCTGTGTAGTCTAGATAGCCATCATAGTGACAGTAGACGCTTTTGCAGACATCGCCATGCATGACTGCTACTCTTGATCGTGTGCCCATTATGCAATCTCCTCTGAATATTCGTAGAATGTAACTGACGGATCCAACTTCTTCAACTGCTTGGCAGCTGTCATCAATTCCTTGTAGCGGCGTTGTACCTCTGCTCTAGGCAGCTCTCCGTCGCATGTTAGGTTTTCTGGACTTAGTGCAGAGTCAATCATGTCCGCTACACGTTGACGCCCTTGGCGTGTAGCGATCTCGTATTGCTCGCCCTGGAAGAATGAGTTCCAGTGATTCTTCTGCTCTATAAACTTCTCTAATGCTTTCATAGTTCGCTCCTATGTTTGTTAGTGTAAGTGTCTATTATAGCATCAAGCTGCTGCTTTGTCAACCTTCCAGCCAACAATCCCTGGCCTGCTCTGTGGTTATTGTTTGCCCACCAATGTAGTCACCGTGGAACCCTGCCTTGTTCTCTAGGACCAGAGCGTGCCCCATGTAGCTGCTCTTGATCTCTATGATCTGCCCACATTGTTCAACATCAGCCTTGAAGCCCACCCAGTCCCCAACCTTGACGGTCCTGCCTTCTACCTGTGCCATGCTGGGTCTCCTTAGGCTGGTTCAAACAATTTTTGGAATTCTGCTTTGACTCTAAAGTAGGCCCTAAGCTCTGCCAGGGTGAACTCTTCTGAGTTAGCATCAATGTAGATCATGGTCTCCAGCATGCCTGTATTCAAACGGGCTTTGATGCCTTCGATAACGTTAATGTCTTCTGTAATCATATCGCTCCTTGTTAACATGTGTGTATTATAGCAGTGTTTTGCCACTCTGTCAATCAGTCCCCACGAACATCCGTGTTCAGCGTAGGGTTAATTGCGCGACGTAGTTCTACCTCACGCTTGTGGGCAGCGGCCTTGCCTCGCAGTGTTTCGTGAACTAGTACTTCGATCTCGCTCTTGTCGTTGAGACCACGCAGGGCCCGGCAAAGCAGCCAGTCCTTGTTCTCACGTTTGGCACGATAGAAGTGCTTGGCTGCACGAGCAAGAACTGACTTATTAATAGTAGTCTCTGTTTTGGCAGTGACTCCTATGTAGTTGTCTCCGTTGACACGTAGCTCATAGATGATATGAGTGCGGTCAACACGTTTCTTGCGGGTGGGCTTTTCTAAGTTCATGTTATAATTATAGCACCTTTTCACCAAAGTGTCAACCAAAATCTTCTGTGTTGTAGATGTAGAGCTCAACACGGCCAGCATCAAACTTCACAAGGTCTGCTCTGAGCAGCTCAGCCAGCTGCTGTCTCTGTGCTGCTGTGAGGGAAGATAAGAATTGTTCTTGCTGTTCAAACAGTCGCACTCTCTGCTCTAGGTCTGGCATAGCTGCTCCTCTCAGTAAAAGCATAGTATACAGCCACAGAGCCAAAATGTCAACCAAAAGGCAAAAGACCCTATAACCCTAAGGGTTCCTGGGTTTCTCAGTATCTCGCTGCGGTCTAAGGGTTCATGGTGACCCACTGGAATGCTAGGTATACAGCTACAGCGCAGCACAGCCACACTCCCACACGCTGCGCAGGCCACAGTGTGCGATACCAACGTTTGACGCCATCAAAGGGATCCATGGGGTTCGGATGCTGATACATGCTACTACTCTCTCTGCTGCTGCGCAGCTGTTAACGTGGCCAGCCCTAGAGGATTCGAACCTCTGACCTACAGCTTAGAAGGCTGTTGCTCTATCCAACTGAGCTAAGGGCTGCTGTGTGGTGGGCCCCCCGAGAGTCGAACTCGGCACCAATGGATTATGAGTCCACTGCTCTAACCAACATGAGCTAGAGGCCCCAAACTTGTTACAACTCTCGATATCCTCTCAAGAGTTCCGCTTCGGTGTCTGCTGCTTGACGTGATCCCGCAGCTACGAACCTGTGAAGATCCTCCATGCGTTCCTGGAATATCTCTGGTGCCCCCTCTGCTGCACGTTGCATGTCCCAGGTGTTGGGATAGTGTCGCAGCAATGATCGTGCTTCTTCACGAACTGCCTTGGGCACACGTGGGTATTCTCCGGCACTTAACCTAATGAGAAACTCCATGGTATTCTTGACTGCACGATATCTTTCATCTGGTAATGTCATGTCTCTGCTCCTAGCTAGTGCTCGTTTCTTAAGCATGTGTATATTATACGATACTTTTAACAGCGTGTCAATGGTTTTTGGCTATTCTAGTATATACAGCAGCGGGGCCTATGCCAACAGATCACCTAGCTCAAGCGTTATTGGCGTATGAATAGACTGTTCTATCTCAGTGTAAGAGAAAGCTGGCAGCAAGACCACTGTATAGATATGGTAGCACGTAGACTCAGAGTTGATCACGCCGCTGTATATGACATCATACACACATACTACAAGCTAGTGTCTAGCACTATGACACCATAACCCCTGCAGCGGGGCCACTGTATACCAGTCGGTATCCAGTTAAAAACGCTGATTCCATGGTGGAAGAATGGTTCAAACGGTTCAAACGAGACTGATCCTAGGGTAGAATCCATAGTGTTACAAGAGTCAAGACCGGTGGTTGGAGAGGCTATGCTCAAATGGTCACACAATTCCACACTTTATTGCACTTTGTCACACTAAACCACACCATTTGGTCTCCCACGGCTGCTTTAGCGGCCTCTACAAGCATTCAGGCCAACAGTAAATCACACTTTTCTGCATTTACTGTGCAATTATGCGTGTAAACGCATATACGCTAATCCATTGCAGCGGGGCCATTGTCCTGATCTTGTTCCTCAGCCCACATCCACAGCAACAAGAATGAAGGCATCAGTATCAACCACATCCATAGATCGCCCTGTCGCATTGTATATACTAGACTGATCCAATATATCAGGAAGATCAGCCATTTCATAATCGTTTCTCCCTGCACTCCGCTCTCAGCTGTGAACCCACTATGTTCAGTCTGCGCTGCCATAAGTGCTCTGCATCTCTACACTCTCGTTCAGTCTTATACTCTGTATACACTGTGTGATTTTCCGGATACTGCAACCAAAATACCAATAGCCAAATCGTCATGTCAGTCCTTTATGTTGTCTTGTAATTATGCTAGATCCCAACCACATCAGGTATCCCACTAGTGTCCATCCACATCAAGGGAAACCATTTCGTGATAATGCTTCTACAGCGAGTGATGATCACCACACGATTGTTCTTCAGCACAGTGTATCGTTCACCATGTGCATCCCAATCTGTGCGTATGTTATACTCTGTGCTCATGTTAATATTTAATTGCCCTTCCTGTTTATGGGCTTCTACGCTCAGTAAAAACTTAAATACTTCCATGCGCAAACTAACCACAGCAGAACGCACAGTGCAAACACCCATGCGCTGTTATGGCATACTCAATGAACACTTGGATCACGGCGGTGACTCCGCTTGGTCTTGGGCACAGGCCAATAACCTGCCCATGGAAGTGCACCTGAATCGTTGCAGATATTGGATACCCACTGACAGCACATTAGAGTCAGAGTTTGTGTTACGCTACTGGGATATCATACATCGTGTTCCTGGCGAGGATTATGTGTAAAATTTTCTGCACAACAATCTCGCGCTGCTGCTTCGCAGCTACAAAATTAACCTGTGTGGTGTAAATACAAGATGAACCGTCAACTCTATGATATTCCCCGACATGAAGATCTTGCTGCGATACGAGCATGGGCTGCGGTGCCTGAGAATCGCAGCTTGGTCATCACTGTGGGTTCTGCACCCAATGTTCGCTATCAACTGGCGGTCTATGATCAACCTTTTGATGAGCCCAGTATCCCTCGTGCAGAAGCAGCTTTGGGCGCCATGATCGTGGCCTGCGATTGGCCTGAATAAGGGTAAATATCTACATGAAACTCATCTTTACTATCATAGTCTCTGTGCTGATATCGGGTTGTGCCACTGTGAGCACATGGATACCTTCATTCTGGGACGACAATCAAAGTGCCCGCATTGTAGACGTTAGACTGGGCATAGATCGACTCAACTGTGCTGGGGATCAACTGGCTCAGATCACTCGCATACGTGATGACCTGCGTTGGTTTGAACTCTACAGTGCTAGCAAAGGTGCTCTACAAAAAGATGTGATCCGGTTGATCGCACCCATGCAGGCCACTGTGGAAGACATGTATACACGCACATCCAAGGGCCAGGCCAGTGTCACTTACTG